GTTGATGACATTCCCAAGACTGTCATACGCTGCGGCCTCAGCAGCGGTAAAGGCCTGGCGGCATTCGTCAAGTTTTTTAAGGTTCATGTTGGCTCCGGTCCGGTTGCGGGTTGGTGTGAGAAGGATATTACCTAAAAAAAAGCATCAATTCCTAGGTAAAAACCCTAGGTTTGCCATCTTTTTTTTAGCATCTTCTTGGCCCCGCCCAACAATCACATGGTGCCCCAGGTTGCGCAGGTAGTCGTGCCAGCTCTGCTGTTCTGACGAGACGCTGCCGCCAGTCTCGCGCTTCATCTCAATCCAGAGCAACCAGGCTGGGACAAACAGGTCAGGCACGCCAGGCGAGACGCCCTCGGCCTTCAATCGTCCGGCGGCGGCGATGCCTCTCAGGCCACCGTTGGGGATTGCAAAGACTCGCACGCCGCAGGCCTGGCGTATCCACTGCACCAGCTCGCGTTGTTCTTCGTGTTCTGTTTTCATCAGAAGGGCAGGTCCATGACCCACTTATCGCAGGCATTCGGCGTGGCGGCAAAGTCCTCCGGCGGCTCTTTGAAAAACTCTACACACAAGCCGTCTGTGCCGTAAAGCTCGCAGGTGTGGCAGCAGCGCGGTGGTCCGGCCTTCACCAGCTGGTTGTAGATCGTGACAATTTCAGGCTCTTTGTGGCGCATCTAGTTTCCATTTTCGTTGCAAAACACGGTGATATTTCCCGTCCATCTTGAACTCAATCATGTCTGGCGGCTTGCCGCAGGAAAGAATGTCGGCCACCACGTCCAACGGGTTGTACAAATCGGTGACAGCAACATCGGCGACCAAGGCTATCTCTGCCACAGTCCGCCGCGCCATCTCGCCTGAGTAGCCTGAATAGTTTACGGGCATGTATTCGCTTACTGGCGCATCGGAAAGCGCACCGTAATAGGTGACCATCAACATGGCTTGCCCGCTGGCGCGGCTGACGTGCTTGCGCCAGCGCCAGGCGGTCACCTCCATCTCTTTGCCCGCCAATCCCATAATGTCGTCGTTCTGGAGCTTGAGTTTCTTAACTTCAGGCTCGGGAAACGGATGCCCGCAGGCAGGGCATACACGGGCCGCCAGGGCGCATAGTTCTTGGCAGTTGTCGCACACCTTTACCGGCGCGGCGCCCTCCTTCTCGCCCTTTTTGTTCGGTGGTCGGACGTGGGTGATGGGTCCGTGGGTTGCCACCACCGCCGCGAAGTCCAACACCAGGCAGTGATCGGTGTGGCTCTTGGGTCGCAAACCCCGGCCCGCCATCTGGACGTAGAGGCCTGGAGACATGGTGGGACGCAACATAGCAATCAGGTCAATGTCCGGGTAATCAAACCCGGTTGTCAGCACATTGGCGTTCGTCAGGCAGCGGATGCGGCCCGCCTTGAATTCGCCAATGATGCGCTCGCGTTCTTTTTTGGAAGTGGCGCCAGTTATGCAATTTGCCACGATGCCGAGCTCGTTCAACTTGTCGCATATGTTCCAGGCGTGCTGGACGCCAGAGCAGAATGCCAGCCACGCCTTGCGATCCCCGGCCAGCTTGATGATCTCGCGCACAACAGAATTGTTTTGGTCTGCGGTGTCCACTGCGGCCTGCAACTCGGCCTCAATGAACTCGCCGCCGCGCTTGTGAACCTCGCTGGTGTCCAGCTGGGCGGTGGTGTGCTTGGAGCGTAGCGGCGCCAGGTGGCCAAGGCGCACCAGTTCGAGGATGTTGGTGGGCTCGATGAGCTCGCGGAAGATGGCGGGCTCGTCGGTAATCATTCCGTGCCCGAGGCGGTAAGGTGTGGCGGTCAGGCCCACCACTCGCAGGCGTGGGTTGATCGCCAGCAGCTCGGCCAACAGCGAGCGATAGCCACCTTGGTCCTTGTGCGCAATCAGGTGGCACTCGTCCACCAGCACTAGGTCAATGTGGCCCAGCAGGGCGGCCTTTTTGCGAATTGACTGGATACCGGCAAATGTAATCGGCTCGCCAAGCTGCTTCTTGCCAATGCTGGCGCTGTAGATGCCAACCGGCACATCGGGCCAGTGCTGGCGCAACTTCTCCACGTTCTGCTCTATCAATTCCTTGACGTGGGTCAACATCAGAATCTGGCTGTCCGGCCACTCCTGCAGCACTCGCTTGCACAACGCTGCAATGATGTGGCTTTTGCCCGAGCCGGTGGGCAGCACCAGGCATGGGTTGCCGGTGGCGTTGCGGTCGAACCAGGCGTAAAGCTGGTCTATGGTGCGCTGTTGGTAGTCACGTAGCATTCAGCAGCTCCCGGCTAGCATAAACATTCGCATCTCCCTCCCCATTGGCGACCTCAACGCCATCAATGACGTAGACCGCCGTCCAAGCATCCGGCCCGTCTATCCGCTGCCAAGGCACTAGGTCAGGATGCAAGACATGGCTGTCGCAGCCGGTGTATTGGGTCTCAATCGGAATCACGCTGCGGTCGAATCTTGCGCAGGTCCAGGTCGAATCTGGCTCCGCCGTGCTATGAGCACAGGTTCGGCAATTGACCTCTTTGGTCTTCTTGCTCCCGTGGCAAAAATCATGCCCAGCGCAAAACTTGCACTCGTACCATGCCGGGTTGCTACTGAGCGGCTCGGGCATCCTGTCCGCCAGTGCAATGCGATGCCCTCGAGCAATCAAGCGCTCGGCCTCGGTGCGGCTGTAATGCAAACGCTCGGTGTAGATGCGGTCATCGTCTTTGCAGATTGCAAAGTACAGGGCGCGGTCAATGTTTGTGCCGTGCATGTAGACCTGCATCTGGGCAGCATGGACCGGCTTGGATTTTTCGACGCCTTGCTTGACCAGATCGTCAAACGACTTTTTGCTGTGCGTCTTGGCCTCAAATATGTGCCGGGTCTTCGGGGCTCCAGGCACGCCAGATTCGATGATGCCGTCCAGGCTCCCGCTGACATGCGAGCCGAAGTCCACCCGAGCCTGCTCGCCCTCGGTGCTGTGTATCTCAATCCCAATGCTTTTAAGGTCCGCCGCTATGGTGGCCTCCTCCAGCCGGCCCCGCCGAAACAAGCGCAGGATGCGACCAGGGAAGGGCTCGCGCACCGCCCAGCGAAAGGACAGCCAAAGCCACCGATCACAGGCGTGGCCAAGCTGGCTGGCGCCGAGGTGCGACCTGGGCAGCTCAACCTGGCGTTCGTGGGCGGCATCGATGGCCGCGGCCACCGGGTCGGGGATTGGGATTGCAGACATTAGGTGGCCTCGGGCTCGGGTTGGACAGGCTTGACCCAGGAGACCTCGCAGCCGTGGATGGTGGAATACTTGAAGTCCACCGAGTTGAATATGTGCTCCTGGAAATCGTAGTCCATGCGCTTGTTGGACCACTCCAGCACGGCCTCGGTCACTTCTTTTTCGGTCAATTTGAGAATCATGGTGTTTCCTATTTGGTTTGGATTGGAGCGTGACACCCGTCACGCCCCGTCACGCTATGTCACTTCGCCCAAGGCGGCGCAGCCTTCGCCCCAGCAGCTGGTGCCGCCGGCTTGCTGGCCGCAGGCATTGCCCCGCCAGCGATGGTGGCAAAGTCCTTCACTTCGTTGCCCTCGCCGTATTGCTCCGACTGCGTAACGTTGAGCTTGATCTTCAGTTGCCCGCCAATGAGCTGGTCGGTGTCGTTCACCTTGGCCAAGCCGATGGCTCGCATCAGGCTGTTCAGCTGCTGGCGCCCAATCTCTTCGGCTTTCGGATTCGGGTTGCTGATGTTGAGGTTGCCAAAAATGCTGCGGCCTTGATGCGTTGGGCCGGTTATGTCGTACTTCAGCGAGATGTAACGGCCAGTCCCCGCCTTGGTGTCCTTGATGGTTGCCTGAGTGATCGCCGCCGTGTACCAACCGGCGGGCAGTGGCTCAAAGCTCTTGCCCATCGGAAGGTCTGCTGCAATGTAGTCTTGTCCGAGAGTAGCCATGATTTATTCCTTAGTGATTGAGAATGACGGGCGACCCGCCGTGGTTGTGATCGCACCCAAAAGAGGGCGCGTGATGGATTCATCGGCGGACTTCCAGGCCGAAGAATTGATTTCCGGTTTCCACCGAAATAGTGAGCCGAGGTGCTCGGCCAGGCCGGCCTCTGCGGCGATCGCTTGCAGCTTGTCCGAGTCAATTTTGTGGTTCATCCGGCCAGTGATCTTGACCGTGTGGCCAACGCTCATGAAAGTCTTGGTGCCCTCCATGTCTTTGTCCACTTTGAACTGCGCAAGCATGGCGTCCTCGGCCAGCCGACGTGCCTCGGTTGCTAGGCGCTCCGCTTCCTTACAAGCCAACCAAATTTCGATCATTTGGCACCGCCAATCTTAGAAATGATGTGGTAAAGGTCTGGCGTTTCCCAGGCAGAGAGCTTGCCGCTGCGGTCTTTTGCCAGCCACAGGCCATCGGAGTCGCACATCAGCGCTCGCTGGCTTATGCCCTCGGCGTCCTTTTCGACCCGGAGCGCCAAGACCTCGTCAAAGAAATACGGGAGGGCTTGGCCGGTCTTGTTACCCGGCATCGAGGGCG